GTACCGTAAGTTGAATCATAATCAGCATAACCACTAATACGTCTGTACCCACCATTTAAGGCAGGTTCATAGTTAATAAGACGCAGTGCTGAACCTGCCATCTGACCACCCTGTGTTAAAGGGTCTTGGTTAACTACCAAGCCACCCATACAAGGTGTAGCAAAGGTACGTAGGTTATCTGCCATTACTTAAGACCTGGTTGTGGATTAAAGTATCTGCCAGCTATTACATGGGATGTTAAATATAAAGGTGAGTCAAGCAAAAGGCGGCGCATGTTATCCATACCTTGTTCAAACTTCTGCTGATGTAATGCAGCACTCTGTTCGTTAGCACGAAAGCGCATCAGATACATAACTGCACCATCTACTACTACAGTGTTAAAACGATCAGGTATAATACATGCATCACTGTAAATAGTCAGATCAGTAGGGTAAGACCAGTAGCGATACTCAATCTCATACACATCATCTGGAAGAGGAGTAACACCAAACTTCATGTCTTCTGTCTGGTAAACTCTATTAGGTATACTGTGTGCGTTACTACCACCTACATCCTCACCAGTACGATGATAGCGAATGTAGTCCTCATAAGTAAGTACAGGGAGTTTTTCAGGTGTGTTACCCTTAGAAGATAAGCGCTTAATGTAGAACGTATCCCAATCAACCTTAGAGGCATCAGATGCAAAGTCGTACACACCTGTACCAACAGTCATAGGCTGCGCGTATGTTGTAAGAGTAAAAGGCCATTCCTGTGCGTGTTGTAATATCTCACGTACAGAAGAGTTGATAGCATCCTTAGCTAAAGCCTGTAAGTTACGAGCATCACTAAAGCCATCACCACCAATGTCAAGCTCAACTTCATTGACACGGCGTAATGCTTGATTAACTAGGTTAACATAAGTAGCCATAGAGATATCCTGAAATTAAATGTGCTGAAGGGCCAGCCTCTTGACAAGACCAGCCCAACAGACTAAGTAGTATTAAGCAGCGTTGTAACGTACTGTTAGCAATGCCTCTGGACGTAGAATCTTACGACCATATAGATGCATACCACGCACGATGTCTGCAAATGAGTCGGGATCACGATAGTTCTCGACTTTATTAATCTGCTCTGCAGAAGCAACAGCATCATCCTGACCAGCTACAATAACGCCATAGTTAGCGTCTTGTGCAGTTGTACCAGAAGTACCAGCGCCAGTGCCTTTTGCTGGAAGGTTGTTTGAAACATAAACACGGAAGCCGTGCAAGTTGTTCAATACAAGACCATTCATAAGACCTGAGCCACCGAAGTCAGCATTTAATACGCGACTGTCTTCGTCTTTGAGCATCTCTACGAACACCGGGTCTACACAGATCCAACGCCCACGAGAGTCAACACTTGCTGTATCCATCTTACGAGCCATACGAGCTACGACTGTTAAAGGGGATACTGTAGTTGCTGACACTGCAGTTGCACCAGGTAAACGTGGTGCTAGTGGAACTGAGTCTCCTGCTGTAGCAGAACCTGAGATGGTCAAGCTTGAGAAGTCAGTTGCGTCCAAGTGGTTCGCAGCAATGTATTCACCAGTAGCAGTCAAAGCAGTTTGCTTGTCACCTGATGAAGTAGTGATGAAAGCACCTGCAGTAGTGTGTCCTGAGAGATAAGACAGTACGTCTGCGTCCATTGAATCAGCCATCTTATATGCTGCACGATCAGCAGCCAAAGATGTGAAGTCAACATTAGAGAATTGCTCTTCAATGTCATCCATCTTGAAAGCAAAGTAGTTAGCTTTGTCGATAGTCAACGAGAAGTCAGAATCATCAAGCTTCTCTACTGAGATAGCTGTGTGACGCTGCAGAGCGTTGACTGTTACGTCAGGCTCTTTTTGAATGCGAACTGTGTCGCCTTGGTTTGCAATCTCACCAAAATATGAGTTGTTGGTGATTGCGTTAGTAATGGCAGTCTTGCGTAAAGCAATCTGTGCCTGTTTGGAGTAGATAATTGGGGAGAAGTTCCCGTCAAATCCACCCGATGCGGATGTAATAGCCATTTGTTGATTCCTTTCAAAGATATGGCGTGAAGTTTAGACACTACATATTCACTGAAAGAGGCTCTTCATATTAGGGTAGTCAGCATTGCATATTAGGATGGCCGTCCTGTAATGCGCTGGGCCTATACGTTGAGGTAGTTCTTCATTGTGGTTAGTGCTTATAAAAGCATACACACTTATTTTGTGTATATACTATAGTTTTACTTATGAATCATCGTTTGTCAAGTTATTTCTTTGACATATCATAAATAAACTTTCCTTGGCGCTGGGCTTCAAATATCTCATCCATGCGCTTTTCATATTCTTTCATAGACATCTTATCTACTTGTGATTCACTTATGTACTTAGATGCTTCATCATGCTCTGGTGTAGTGTTACGTTTTGTACGAACAGAAGATGCAGCTTCTTTATCATTACTAGATGTCTTCTTATTAGTAATACCTTTATCAACTTTATACAAGTCAATCACACGAGCTACAGACTTAGCATCATCTATGTTCTCATACAAAGCATCTTGTACCCACTTAGGCTGATCCTTAGCCCATTCATGGAATATATCATCAGAGCGAATATGACTAAAGTCAGGATGTATAGCTGCTAGCTCAGCTTCAGCTTTCTCACGTTTAGCTGTAATGCGTAACTCTTCGATCTCTTTTAAGCGAGTATCTAGTGATGCAGACTTCTCATCAGCTTTCTTTGTAGCAATAGCTTCTACGATACCTGCTACGTCTGGATACTTCTTAGCCCAAGCTTCAATCTCTGCATTTGACTTAGGTAGTACAAGCTCATTCTTAGTAGCTGCATCTAGTTGCTGCTCTAGCTTTTCTAGCTTAGTAGCTACTTCCTTGTCTTTCTCTTGCATGTGCCGACGAAGATCACCATAGCGTTGCTTAAACGTTTTCTCTTCAGCACTTAAGCTTGTATCATCTGCTTTTTGTGCTTTGGCTTTAGCTGGCTTTTCCTCTTTTTGTTCAGTATTACTTTCTGCCTGAACTGAGGTGTCCTCAGAGCTTTCGCTATCGGATTCACTATCAGTGGTTTCTTCCTGCGTTTCATTGTCTTCTTGCACCATGCCAGCTTGTTTCATAAGCTCACGTAGTTCTTCTTCATCACGATTAACTCGTGCCATGTTACGTAAGTGTGATGCCGATTGCACCTCTACTTGTTCTACTTCCGCCATTGTTTACTCCTTATGTTGGGGCCAGTCAAGTTATAACTGGGTAGCCTTATGGTTATGTGGATTATTATCTACCGCCTACTTTTGTAGTCTTAGCGATCTTTTTTACTTCTTCTGGATCATAGGTTGTTACTCTGCGGCCTGTTCCATCTGAGTCTTTAACATAAGTAGAACCTGTAGCAGCCTTTGCAAAGTCTGAAGCGGCATTACGGGACTCACCACCCCCTGTAGTTTCACCACCTACTTCAGTCCGTCTTGCACCCCCTCGTGAAGCTTTTAAGTCTGGACCTTGTACACCTGCTTTACCGTCAAAGCCTAGTAGGTCACCTAACCATGTGTCACCGAATGAATTACCGCCAGAGCCATCTGAATCTTGCAAATCCTCAAATAAGCTAGACTCACCACCAAACATATTATTTTTACGTTCTAGTCCTGACTTTTCAAACGCTTCAGGGTCTTCTACTCTGTAACGTTCTATTACATCATTATACCGTGCTACACCTGCTGTATTAACAAGAGCAGACAAAGGTAGACCTACAGCAGTGGCAATACCTGTAGCAATGTTATTCATAGTGGATAGACCTTTAGCAGTCTTTTCTAGCTCTGATGTAGGTATAGCATCTAAGTCAAACTCATCTTTTACAGGTACTGGTGGCCGTACTGGATCATCGTTATCATCTCTGCGATCTTGCTCTACTTTTTCAGTAGCTGTAGGAGCATCACCTTCTGTATAGCCTGGTGGGATCATACCCATAGGCTCTCCATTAAAGAACGGAATAGTCATCGTCATACCAGCATCGTTAACGAATTTGCGATACTCTAAACCACCTTGGAAGTCGGGACCAGCCATGCCGAACTGTGATATGTCAGGTTGTTTAATATACTCAGGGAAGCTTAAACCACCTTGTTGAAAACCCATAAGGCCACCATTAGCAGCGCCTACCGCTTGTTCATCTTGAGGTGCTTGGGCCATGATAGCCATAAGGTCTTCATCAGAAATACCGACTTCACCTGTGCCCTCTTCAATAGGCTCACCACCAATACGACCATTAGATTCCATTTCAGCCAAGCCCATCTTAGCTTGTGAACGTAAGTCCTCAAAGAACTTGACCCCATAAAAGCGTAGAACATCAGCAGGGACAACATACTCTCCTTCACTTAACATTGCAGGAATATCGTCACGTACTTCTTCTGGTAAAGATCCAGGTGGTACTTCGTTGCCTGACACAGGGTCTACATCTGTACGGCTAGACTTAAATACAGCTTCTGTTTGTTCTTCTTCATTTAACGCCATTAATTTTATCCCTCAAGTATTTTAGTCTACGCAGTGCAAGTATACCGCCTTGCGTCTTGTGAATCTCTACCGTGTTCTCTGATTGCTCTAAGCGTGTCTGCATTATAGCTATCTCTGCGTCTAACTCTAAACAAAATGCATCCCACTCAGCTTTGTTATTTACAAATGCTTTAAGCGACATTACCAGAGAAACCTTCCTCACCTGGTACTGGTGCTACGCCTGTCCCGATAGTACCGCCACCTGCGCCTGTCTGATCTTGTGGTGCTGCCCCTGCTGGAACTGATGGACCTTCTTGTCCTACTGGCGCTGGGCCACCCATAGCTGCTTCAGGGGGTGGGGCGGGTTGTTGGAACCCTTTAAGGATCTCAGCTTGGATAGCTGCGTCCTGCATAGAGTTAGTTACCTTGTTAGGATCAAGGTCCATGCTCTTAGCAATCTCACGAATGATGTAGTCCATCTTAGCAAAGGGTGCTAGGGCTGGGTTCTGTACTACACCCAAGAACTGCATCAAACGCTGTGAACGTACTTCGTTAGCCATCAATGACTCAGTACCGTTAGCTATAACTTCCAAGTCACCCTTGATGCCTTCATCAAAGTCAAACTGCATGTTAAACGCAAAGAATGCGCGACCCATAGGCGCTAGTAGGTAATCATCTACGTTCTTAACTACAGAGCGAATAGAACCATTAGCTGCAGACATAAGCATACTAATGCCACTAGCAGTGCGGCCCACTCCTGATACACCTGTCTGACCGTGTGCGAAGCTGGGGAATCCAGTACTTTCATCAGCCAATACTCTAGCTTTATCAAAGAGTTGCATATTCTCTGCAGCAACGTTAGGGAACTTCGTGCCGAAGATGCCTTGCCCTGGTGCACCCCCCTGTCTGCGGAACACTTTGCCAGGGTATACAGACAAATCCTGTCCTGGGACCAAGTTTGTTTCATCTATTTCAATCAATAGGTTACCAGATAATACAGCATTGTCTACAGCCATACGCATAAAGCCGTTCATTAATGTTTGTGTATCATCCATATTCTCTGCAATACCTACACCAAAGAAGCTATATGGGTTATGCTCATATGGTACAGAATGATAAGGAATACGTGTTGGTTTAAACGGGTTAAGTACGCAACGGATTATCTCACCATTACACACCCATATGTTAGCATTTACTTCTGCTAGATTACGTAACTCACGAGGTATTTTAATGCCGTTCTCTTCTAGTAAGTCTGTATCAACAAAGCCCCAGAACTCTAGTACTTCCCAGCGCTCAGTCTCAGATGGGTGACTATCATCATCTTCCATCTTCATTTCCCAGTGCTTACGTACATAATCAGCACCCATGTCGATAGCTTTTTGAATAGAGTCATCTATAAAGTAAGGGCGTCCACGCAGACTACGTAGCTGATTGCGAGACATCTTGTGACGCTCTACAACATACTCAGCATCATCCATGCTTGTAGCTTCTGGGTCAGGATAGAAGTTCCACACGCTAACGTGATTAGTAGATGGTACAGTCTTGATTATAGGATCGTACTCACCTTCTTCCCAGTTAGGATATTCTTTATCTACTGCAAACGGGCCTTTCATTACGCCTGTGCCTAGTAGAGCCATCTCAAAAGCCATAGAGCGTAAATGCTTAGATGCACCTGACTCGTTTAGCTGATCGTGAATCTTCTTCTCCATCTTCTTAGCTGCTACCATAGCAGGATGGAATGTAACACTTGTAGGCGTAGTACCGTCACCCTCAATAATCTTATCACTTACAGGTGCTAGCTTGTTCTGCAGACCACCTAAGCGTTTCATAAGTGTAGTACGTGTTTCACCAGGTTCTAGCTTTGTGTCAGGACCAATCAAGTAAGGCTTAGAAGGTTCTGTACCAAACGCTTCTGCTAATACACCCTGCGCTGGGCCAGCATTAGGATCAACATTGATGTGTACTGATTCCGCTACACCGTCTGGCAAAACAGATGGCTCAACAGAAAGAGGGAACTTATTGTTACCGAATAGTACATCAACGATCTGTCCATACGCTGCAAGAGTTTTAGTCTTAGTTACTTTAACAAATACTTTAGACTTTTCGCTAGACGTAAACTGTACTTCTGGACCGTAGATACCACGGTAGTTACGATAGGAGCGTAGCCAGCGTTCCTCATCAGCAAATCGTGAATCCTCTGCACGTTTAAAACGATCTGTTACAAAGCCTACAATACTGTTTAAGCTGCTAAACAGCTTGTCATCACTTGATTCAGCAGCTACTACTTCGTCTGTTTCAAAGGAGAGATCATCTATTTCTGCCATTTACTTAGTATCCAAAAGTTGAGTCTGACATCTGAAAGCCAGAGTTTTGTTTTGCTGGGTTAAAGTCCCAGATTGAACTACGGGGTCTAGTCATTATACCGTAACGTAGTGCGTCATACAAGTGATCTTCAGCATTTGTATCAACGTCTTCAGGGTTCTTCTTATCTAGCGGGATGCTGGGTAGCTGCGCTATCGTATTGGTGCAGGTGGAGAAGAACACAAGTCTTGGTAGTTCAGTGAACTCATCCACCTGCAAACGGCGGTGAATCTCGTTCTTACCTGCAACCCTTGAGCCACGAGAGCGATCAGAAGGTCTCCAACGACAACCCTTCATGTTCATCTGCTCTGCCAGTGACGGGCCAGTATCACCTCTTTTATGCCAGAGGGACGAGTCTAACACGCCGTATCGTATAGTTC